GGGACGCTCACGCCTGAGAACATCGAGGAGGCATTCGATGACATCACCGAACTTGACCTCAATCGGTCAACAGACGGCCAAAGCTCTCCGCAGCCTACTGTCATCTTTGCCGGTCGCAACATCTACAGAATGCACAAGGCTGCGGCCCGAGACAAGCAGCACATCGACTTGGATGCCACCGGAACTGGCAAGAAACTTGTCAATCTGGGGATTGTCGGCACAACGCACAACGGCATTCCGCTGTTGTTCGACGAGAAGCTAAACGCCAATCAGGCGTATTTTGTCAATGACGGTTACATGACGCTGCATGTGCTGCGTGGTGTCAACATGAAGATCAAGCAGCTTGTTGCACCGTGGTCGATGGATGCTACGGGTCGTCGCGTCGTGTGGGAAGGTCAACTCTGCACATGGCGCAACTACCGGACGCATGCCTTCCTCACTAACTAGCGTTTGAGTCAAACACAGGAGTAACGTCACATGATGACGGCAAACATGATCGGTGCGCGACTCTCGTTTGTGGTGCGGGAGTTGCAGGGTACGGTCAAGCGGGAGAAGGTGCGTCTCGTCTTGACCAAGAAAGGTAATGCCAAGTCGCGCGATCAGTACGAGTGGAAGCGCGAGATGGTCGAGGAGCCTGCCGGGTACATGGTGTACTTCCCACGCGGTCACGTCGCGCGGTTTCCGACCAGGCAGCTTCTGGAGCACTACAATCTGCACCTGAAGCCTCGGGTCATCAACCTGGACGGCCTGACGGACCCGAACAGCCCGCTCGGACGGGTGATGCTGGCGCAAGACAATGACGCTCGCGCCGGTGCCATGATCGATATGGAAACCATGGTCATCCAGATGGCTTGTGCAAAGACTGGTCCGCAGTTGATGCCTGAGCAGATCATAGACAGGGAGGCAGCATAATGGGCGCTCAGGACCGTAAGTTCTTCCAGCAAGGCGTCAATATGTATGTCAAGGCGATGTCGTATTCGTCTGACATGCTTGATCTTGAACCGCAGTCGTTCAGTCTCGGTACTCCGGCGGCTGCGAACCCTACCAAGTACGGAACGCTCATTGCAGCCAACTCTGCGGCGAATACGAGCGTGGCAATATCGCCTGTTGGTGTTGCCGACTCTCCGTACGGACGCAATATCGTCGTTACACCGTCGGGCGTTCCTGGCAATGCAAACGTTATGGATGTCTACGGCCAGGACTATCTCGGTCAGCCGATGGTTGAACGATTTACTGGCTCAGCGGCTGCGTCGGCTGGGCTTGTCGGCAAAAAGGCGTTCTATCGTGTTCTGTCAGCGAAGAACATCACTCCGGCGACGAACGCAATTACAGTCTCGATCGGTACTGACGTGAAACTTGGCTTCCCGTACAAGGGCATCATTGCCTTTGCTCGTGAAGCAGGTGCGACGATTCTGGCGGCTGCCATCACAGGCACGAACCAGGTGTTGGCGGACCTGACTGATCCGGCAACGAACGTCACCGGCGACCCTCGCGGCACGTACCAGGCTGCGGCTTCGCTGAACGGTGTTACCAAGATCGAAATCGAACTGTTCGGCGACGGGAGCGTGAATGCGGCAGGCAATGGCGGCTTGTTGGGCATTCAGCACTTCGGCGGTTGATGTTTGACTCAAACAGGGGTGGGTCATCGCGATCCACCCCTTCGGAGATGAACAATGCCTGCGACGATCCGAAATATCGTTGACGACGCTCAGGAACTTGTCGGTGAGGTTTCCGGCCCTGGCGTGCAGATGTACTCGGATGATCGAATGTTCGCGGATGCCATCCGGGCGTTCAATATGCTCTACAAGAAGTATAACTGGCGTCATTACTGCAATTGGGTCCAGTTGACGCTTGATGGTGTGAAGGGCATACCTACAACCAACGAGCTAGAGTCTGTACTAGACTTCGAGGACATCATTGCGGTACGTCGGGATGGTGCCCATGCGAATCTAAGCATCGCACCACGGTCTATAAGTCCGTTTCAGGGGGACATGCTGTCAGGATCAGGTCCGGTGTATTGGAACAGTCTCAATGTGCTTGACCCAGACTATGCCCTGAAGCGTATCTACATACTGCCAAGGACTTCTACTGGCAAGATCAACGTGTTCGCCAAGTTCTATCCGATCCTACGTGATGCTTGGGACTGGCAGGACACAATGTATCTGGATCGTGACATGTTGGTCTATGGTACGGCTTGGGCTACGCTAGCTACAGACGATCTGAATGCTGCGGCTGCCGATATGACGAAGAACATGATGGAGATGCGGTACAAGGACATTCAACAGCAACTGTCGTCGTTCGAGATTACGTTCGGCTCCGGTGGTCGTTCCGGCATACCGAATGAATGGGTAATCGGCAACGTTGGGTGAGTCAAACACCCATTTTCATGAGTGCATGCACCATGTCCGCACTGTTCCCAAAGACGTTTCAGCACAAGACGCCAGCGTCGAAGCTCCTGGACCTATCGCTCAGGAACTTTGGCGGAGGGCTGAATGCTGTCGATGACGACTTCAGTATGGAGCCTAAGTATGCCGTAACGTTGAAGAACTACCGGCGCACTCCGTCTGGTGGTCAGCAAGTACGTTTTGGTAGTAACTGGTTCACTGATTTGACCGGCATCGTGACCGGCACAATCATGGACATGACGTATTTCAATGGTCGTCTGATCGTTGTGACGACGACTGGCCAGATAGCTTCGGTGCAGCCTAATGGTGTCGCCAATGCGATCTGGAGTTCGACGATAGCGGCTACATTGCCTGGGGCTCCAGGTGGCTGGGGTGGTGCCTTTGTCGCGGTTAGCTTCGTGCCATTCAAGGACCAGCTTATCATCCATAATGGAGTTGATAAGCCAATCAGCATCGACAAAGTGTTTCACGTCACGTACTTGCAGGACTTGGCCACTGGCAGTAACGTGAACACGCCAATAGGCAAATACGGATGCGTTGCGCAGAATTACCATTGCGTTGCTGGGATTGTGAACCAGCCAACGACCATCTACATATCGGCAGTGGGCACTTCTGGTGTGTTTCCTGGCGATCCGGTGCCGAACGACTCGATTTCTATTGACGTGGGAGCGTACTCGCCGCAAGGTGCCGCTGCCATTCGCGGTCTTGCTGGTTTTCGTAGCTATCTGCTCATATTCTTTCAGGGTCAAACGCTGCTTGTTCTACTTGGGAACTACGATTCGGGAGGTACTCACAAGCCACAGTTTCCTGATACGCTACCGAAATTCGGTCTTTTGGGTCATCGCTGTGTGACTCAAGTTGAACACGATATGATCTTTACTGGCCTCGATGGGTTCAGTGATGCGAAACGTAATCTGTTCAGTGGCAACGTTACCAGCGATCATGTCAGTGACCGTATTGAGCCATTTTACCGAAACGTAACAGGTAATCTGACGGATGCGCAGCAGCAGAACAACTGCTTCCTGATCCACGATCCGCTGTGGCATGATACGATTTTGTTCAATCCGTCTGGACGTGCTTTTGTGCATACCGGGAGCGAGAACCTACACTACAGTTCGTGGTCCGAGTACGACTTTCCGACGCTATGGACGTGTGCATGCACTACGTTCCTTGGACGTGTGTTTTACGGTGCTGGTATGCGAATATTCCAGCATGGCAATCCTGTGTTCCTGGGAGAGAACTGGAACGCGGATCGCATGAATGACAGAGATGCTAATTGGGCACCCAGCACAGCGTATGCAGTCAATAAGATCATTCGAGATACTGTCAATAACATATCGTACACATGCATGCAGGCACATACAAGTGGCACAACTACGATGGCTGCTGACGTTGCTGCATTCCCTGCTTATTGGGCGGTATACAATGGCATTCCGATTTCGTTCGAGATGGAGTTGCCGTGGCTCTCGGGCAAAGACCCGATGAAGTCTAAACACTTGCGGTTCATTAGTATCGGAACAGTGGGTTCGGCCGAGTACACAGTAGAGGCGTATGTGGATGGGTTGTATAAGGACGATACCGGCATTGTGCGGTTTGGTCCTGCGCTGTCGATGAAATTCATTGGAGGCGGAACGCTTGGCGCAGGTTACAATGATGGGCCGATGGGCGGAGGCAGGCGTGGAGATGATCCTAGACTGTGGGGCTCTCCAGTCAAGTTCAAGTTGCTGAAACTGAGAGTCGTCGGAACAACCACGAAGCCTCTCCAAGTCCTCAGCGCATCGTTCCTGTACTCTCGTGGTAGGTATAAACGTTAGCTCCCCGATCGTGGTCGAGGAGAACGTTTGACTCAAACAGCCATTCGTGAGGTAGGTCCATGACACTTACATACACCAAGAACTATCGGTTCCCAAAGACCGACTTCATGTCTGAGCCTTGGATTCAGGGCATCTGGGACTCGTTCGATGCTATCGATTCCTTGATGTACGGTCAGGCGGCGAGCAATGGCACGTCGATATGGCAGAACTCGTACCAGTACAATCTGGGCCTTCAGGTAATTGATTCAGTCGATAGCTCGACATGGGTGTGCGTAACTTCGCATACGAGTGCTGCATCGCCGACGACGTTTGCGCAGGATCGAGCGGCTCATCCGACATACTGGAATGCAATCATGCTCTCGTTCAAAGTGCGAGGGCAGTGGCTGAACAATACTGCGTACAACCCTGGTGATATGGTGTACGACACAACGGCAGGTCGGAACATTCAGGCAGTATGTGCGACCAAGCATGTCAGCAATGCTGCTGGTACGATCAATGACGATGCTGCCTATTGGGGATTCACATACAACAGCTTATCGCCTCAGACGGCCTCTGGCATTGGCTACAGCAATGCAGTAAGCCATCTGGTGGCTACCAATGTGCAAACTGCTATTGACGAAGTTGTTGTTGGTTCTAATGCATCTCCTGCAATGGACGGTATTGCTACGGCGGGCGTGTTGCAAAAGCTCTCGCGTGGCGACCATGTACATCCAACTGATACATCGCGAGCGCCACTGAATAGTCCTGCGTTTACTGGTGTACCGACAGCACCTACAGTAGCGTCGATGATAGATGCTACGACAAAGCTAGCCACGACTGCATTTGTGCAAAATGCTATAGTAAACGTGACCGGCGGCGGGAGTATACCTCCACCTAGCGGCGCTATGCCGTTGATGGATGCGACGCCAGGCGTTGTAGGAGTGTCGCCATCCTATACGCGTGAGGATCATGTCCATCCGACCGATACGTCAAGGTATGCTGCAAGTAATCCACTTGGTTATCAGACAGCGGCGCAAGTAACTGCGGCGATGCCTGTGGTTGCAACTGTTGCGCCAGTAATGGACGGTGCTGCAGCGATTGGAGCGAGTGGAAAATGGGCAGATGGAGCGCATATTCATCCAAGTGACACATCGCGAGTGGCCAAGACCGGCGATACCATGACTGGCAATCTAAACATGGGCAATGGCACGGCAATTATTATCCAGGGAACATCGCCTACAATAAATATGATTAAGAACGCATCGGGTCAGGCATGCGTGCTGATGTCACAAACTGGTAGCTATGTTCGTTGGGTCTTGCAGATGGGTGAGAGCACGTCGGAGACTGGCAGCAATGTTGGGAGTGACTGGACTCTCAGTCGGTATAGTGACGCTGGTGCAAATCTTGGTGCGGCGCTCTTTGTCAACCGCGCAAGTGGGCTGGTAACAGTCGCAAATAATCTCTCAGCCAACAACATCACGACCGGCAACGTCACGGCGAACTTCAATGGCTACAAGCCTGGTGGTGGTGCGTGGGCTGACAGTTCCGACATTCGCATCAAAAACGTGCAAGGCGAGTACAAGCGTGGCCTCGACGATATTGCCAAATTGCAACCTGTTATCTACACATACAAGGGCAATGACACGCAGGACGCACCGGATGCCACGAAGACAGTACCTTATCCAAACAGCAGTCATGCTCAATCGGCGGCTGATGAACGAAAATTTGCTGGTTTGATCGCGCAAGAAGTCGAGGCTGTGCTCCCAGAAATGGTCACGCTGACCAGTGCCTACATTGACGGTGTGCCGGTCGATGATATGCGTGTACTCGACACTACGCCGCTGATTTTCGCACTGGTGAATGCGGTGAAGGAATTGAAGGCGCGTATCGAAGTGCTGGAATCTGTTTGAGTCAAACTTCATTCTCGCGAAGCAAGCCCTCACGAAGGTGGGGGGCGGGAAACAGGGCTGCGGACATGACTATTCTCGCCGGTTCAACGGTGATCATTGTCCTGCATGGCTTGGCGGGAGAGGAGATTGACATCAATGCACCATCGATCACTAGCATGCGTGCGGCGCCGTCGAGCAAGAGCAACAAACATTTCACCGAGGGGGTTCGTTGCATGGTCAGCACTTCAGACGGCAAATACGTGACGGTAACAGAGACTTGTGACGAAATACGCCGGGCTATTGAGCAGACCAAACACAGGTAAGTGAGATGCCGTCAAGAACACGAGACAAAAGCACTACCTTACGGCGCTATGGGATGGGCGACATTCCATACATAGTTGAGGTTGCTGTGCGCGAAGTGCCAAAACTTCAGAACTACGCTGGAGTGGTTGTTGATCGCAGTCGCGTCACGACCTTGTTGGAGCAGAACGTCAATAACGATGGTTACTTCGTGACGTTTCTGTTGGTAAACGACGTAGGGGAGATAGTTGGTGGCATCGGTGCCTACTGTGTGACGATGGCATTCTCGTGGGATCGAGCAACAAACGATGTGTTTTTCTTCATACTGCCAGAGTGGCGTACGCTACCGAATGCTTTGAAGCTCATGCGTGCGTATCTTAATTGGGCACTCGCGCGCAAGGCGACAATTATAGGAGCGACGTACACCGGAGGAGGGAACGATGAAGGAATGGACAGGCTAATCAAGAGTATCGGTTTTGAATCAATCGGGAAACTGTACCACTACCGTCCCCGCCTTCGCGAGGACAAGCAGAGGAGCAAATGAAATGTCGTCACCCAGCATGCCTCCAGACAATAGCGTACAGGTCGAGCAAATGCAGGAAGCGGCTGCACAGAAGGCACAAGATGCAGCTACTGCAAAGGCGGCACAAGACAAGGCCGATCTGTTGGCTCTCCGTACTAGCTCAGCAGCGGGCGGTACTGCGTCTGCCAGAGACTACTTCCAGCAGCAGGGTCTTGACCCTGGACAATACGCAACCGACATCGATTCGCAAATTTCCAGTATCCTTGCTGGCATTTCGCCGACCGATCCGAATCCTGGCGCAGCATTCCAGGACGTTGGTGCGCGCATCTATAACACAGAGACTTCTGGCGCCCAGGCCAAAGCAAATGCGCAACTCGACAAGTTGTTCCCTGGGAACTTCGATACAACACGCGTCAACATGCAGACCATCAGTCCATACACGACAGGTATCGATGCTGAACAACGCCAGAGCGCAGATGCAATCATTCAAAACATGCTCTCGCGTGGTGTCATCACCCCATCGGGACAGACAGCGGCTGAAGCGGAACTTGACCGTCAGAACCCTGGCGTGCTGGCGAAGCTGAACGAAATCGGCACCACCACAGTTGCTGGCGAGCAGCAGAGCCTACGCGACATTGCGAATCAGGGACGTACAGCGGCATCCACGCTCAAGCTCGGCGACAACTTCGACCCGAACACGTATGGCAGCAGTGCGGATACGCAGTTCAACGACTTCATTACGAACCTTGGCACGACACTGCGAGGCAAGATCGGCTCCGGCAATCTGTTCAACACCGCTGGGCTGGCTGCAATCGCCGGTGCTGGCCAGGGCGCGCAGAACCTGCCGTTCGATCCTACAGCACAGGCTGGCGTCGTCGATCCAAATGCTCAGGCGAATCAGAACAAAGACTCGCAACTCGTGTTCTGAGTCTACCGTTAGCGTTTGACTCAAACAGGAGGACGCCATGTCTGGTCCATCAGTCGGTGGAGGGGGTCGCGGTGATCCCTTCGGCAATATCTTTGGCAGCGGTGGAGGGGACAAGCAGGTGTATCCGCCTGCCCCTCCTGGATACAAGTACGTCGATCTGAGCATTCCGCAAGCGCCTCCTGGGTACAGCGTTGCAAAGATGTCCAGCATCGCGAACAACCAATCGACCCCTGCGCCCGCATATGGAGTGCAGGGCGGCGGCGCGTACGGTGGCAACGCTGGACTGTACGGCAGAGGTACAGGTGCGCGTACATCGTATCAGTTCAATGCACATTCGGCAGAAGGCATTAGGGAGCGACTACAAGCAGAGCAAATGGCAAAGCAGGTACGTGCTAATCAATACGCCGAACTGCAAGGGCTGGCTCCTCCATATCCAGTGTCGGGCCAGCAGGGTGCGGCTCCTGGCATGGCTGCTAACCAATACGGTGGTGGTCAGGGTTACAGACCGCCGCCGTCTGCGATGATTTCTGGTACGCCTTGGGCTACAGTCAATCCGGGCGCAGGCAATACGACACCGTTCCATATGCCAGGCGATCCTCTGGCTCCTCCTGTGGCAGGGCCTGCGGGTGCTCCTTCCGTTTTGAATCCCATGGTCCCGTCCGGTGGGTCTGCTAAGCCTGCTGCACCTGTCGATCCTAACAAGGGTGGTATAGTAACGCTATCGAACGGAGGGCAGGCATTGCAAATACCAGGGATGGATCATCTCATCCCACTGAAGATGACAGCATCTGGCCCTGTTCCGCAATTCACGCATCCTAAATTCTCACCGGAGGGAGCGGCTGAGCGTATCGCTGTTCAGAAGTTCGTCGGTGGACTGAACCTTGAAGCTACGACCAATGCACTGAATCCGCCTGTTGCTGCGCCTCCTCCTGTTGCTATGCCGCCTCCTCCTCGCGGTGCGCCTCCTGCTGCGAACAATGCGCCTCCTGTGGGGACAAACCAGCCTCCCGCAGGTGCTCCTGCTGCTGCACCGGAACAGTCACTTATCCAAAGGTTCATACCTGATGTACTATGGAAGATGGGAAGTGGCGCATACGAAGCCTTGACAGGACCGCCTGTGCTTCAGTCTCAGGGTGCTGGGACGGGGCCTAGCGGGATAGTTGCTCCCAATGCGCCAACTGCTCCAAATCCGTCAGCCCCTCCTGTGTCAGCCCAGCAATACGATCCGATAAACAACGGCCAAGAAGAGGATCAGTGACATGGCAGAGATTATGGGAGCACTGGTCGGCCTGGTCGGTGCAGGTCTACAGGCTAGCGCGCAGGCTCAGGAGCAGACAATTCAGCTTGCGCAACTACAGTTTCAGAAGCAACAGGCTGCGAAGAACCAGCGTTTTGCCGCAGCGACACGTACTGACGCCTATGGCAATCAGCAACGCTACAATGCAGCTACAAACACTTGGGAGACTGATCTAACACCAACACAGAGGGCGATTGTTGGTGCAGGCGAACAGGAGCAACTGAAGAAGCTAACCGAGGACGCCACTCGCAATAGGCTCATTCTCGAAGAACAGCGCCAACGCGGTCTGCAAGCCGTTCCTGACTACAACAAGGCACTTGCAGGCTTCCGGTACGATCAAGCACCAAGCCGCGGAGCCGACGAGAATCAGCTATATACGCTGATGTCGTTGGCGAGTCAGGATGTCATCGGAGGAGATAGGCAAGCCATTGGGCGAACGCTGCTTCGCCAAGGCCGTGGTGCAGACTATGCAACAGCCATCAAAGCACTGGACGATGCTCAGGGTCAGAGTGTTGGTCCGAACCTGCTTAGTGCTTATGAGAAGTCAATTCCGCAGTTTGCACAAGATGTTGCACAGCGTCAGAACTACTACTTGCCACGGCTTCAGGCATTGCAACAAATGATGGCAGGTGGTTCGTCCAGTGCGCCATCTCCGTATTCGACAGTACCGCAGGAACTTAATGCAATCGAAGGTCAACAAGCTGCTGCAATCCAGTCAGCCAATCAGTCGGGAGCGGCTGCGGTCGGTGGAGCGTACAACGAGCTTGCTAAAGCCTATGGCCAGTCGCCAAACCTGAGTGGTGTCGCGTCGGCACTAGCTGGGTTGGGCAAAGGCGGAGGCAAGGGTTCGCAACCTCAATATGGACTAGTGCAGAACCAGCCAGGGACCACCCCAGGTGTAGGCTATGTCGATCAGTCTGGAGGAGGAGGAATGGCACCGTACTCTCCACCACTATACGACCCGAACCCTGGCTTTACCAACTTCCAGCAGAAAGGCGACACCTACGGGAGCACGCAATACGATCCAGCCTCGCCGTGGAGTTCGTCATGGAACGATTCTGGTGGTGGCGGCGACTGGAGCAGCTTCGCCTAGCTCCATTCCCTGTTTGACTCAAACGGAGATAGACCATGCCAATCGTATCCAAGGCGCAGCAACGGTACATGTTCGCGCATCAGAACGATCGGAGTCAAATGGGCGCTGTTGCTCGTGACTTCATACGGAAGACGCCGGAAGGAGCATACAAGAGACTACCGGATCGTGCAACTCCTCCGACAAGACCAGACTACAGAGTGCATGTACTGAATAACATTCTGAACCAACTGAACCAGGAGTAGAAGCCATGACAATGATGCCCCCCGGAGGAGGAATGCCCCCACGAGGAATGCCACCCGCAGGTGGTCCGCCAGTCGGTGGGATGCCTGGTGGTGGTGGTGGCTTAGCAGCAACTGCCCAGCCTATCGTGCAGATGATTATGAAGATGCTACCGCCGCAACTGGTGCAACAGATCGCAACCAATCCGGCGATCATTCCACAGATCATTCAGAAATTCATGCCTATGGTGCTTGGTGGCATGATGCCTCGCGGCGGTGGAGCGCCAGGTGGCATGCCCCCAGGAGCAGGTGGTATGCCCCCAATGCCTCCAAGAGGTATGCCACCCGGCATGCCGAGGCGTGGTCCTCCTATGGGCGGCGTACCACCTGCTGCGTTCAGTGGCAATGGACCGCCCCAGCCGTCGTCGCAAGGATCAATCGAGCCTATGTCTACGGAAGAGGAACTTGCAGAGGCGCAGCAGAACATGGGTTCGAAGAAGAAGGCATACTAGTTCCACACCTTCGTGAGGACAGGCTGTTTGACTCAAACACGGGGCAACTCCGATGGCTGAAGACGATGACTACACGGACGATACTGACAACAACAACCTTGAGGAGTTGAACAACCTTGCCATCGATGAGCAACAGCCTGGATTAGTAGCGCCTATTCCTGCAGTTGATCCTCTGCCGTTGCCTCCAGAGGATCAACACATTCCATTGGGTCATGCAGTCGCACTGGCGTCGCCTCCTGCTGATGAAGGCCCCCCTGTGGCTACCATTGGCATGTCGCCGTTACCTCCGCAGCCTGTGCAGGAAGAGCCTGTGCAGGGAGCGCCTGTGCCGCTGCCTGTTATTCCGTCCGCACCGACCCTGGCCGAACTGTCACCGCTATCTGCCGGTCCTGGCTATAGGGCACCAGCCTCGGCCGTTCAACAGCCTGTGCAGTATGGTCCGTCATCTGTCGCAGCGCAGGTGGACCCTTACCAATACCTGCTCAACAAAGGCCAAGGACTCAGTTCGCACAATCTCAATCCTGTATTTGCCAGCAGACTTTCGCAGGCTATTCAGGCTGCGGAGGCTGCCACAGGTTCCAAAGCGACTCTGACTGATCTGTATCGTTCGCCAGAGACTCAGGCGCAATACTATGCAAACTATACAGGTCGCTCTGTCTCCTTCGGTGGCGTTCGTTATTCACCACAGGGTCAAGGTGGACTAGCAGCAGCACCTGGTACTAGCCGACATGAGCGAGGTACTGCGGCGGATGTCTCGCACGGCCCGGTGCTTGACTGGCTGCACCAGCATGCTGGTCAGTTTGGCCTGGAGTTCTTGAAGGGCAGTGCGTATGCTAGAGACCCTGTGCATGTTCAACTAGCAGGTGGCGGCGGCAGGGGACAGCCTTCCGATCAGCAGCCTTTTGCAGAACCATCAAATGTAGCCGGTCCTGGCTATCGTGCGCCTGCGTCGTCCATTCGGTCATCTGCTCAACCGTCCTTCGAGGGCGTGCCTGTCCAGACCTTAGCGCAGGCGCGACAGGCTAAGTTCGGTACTGAACTTCAAAACCCGAACGTACGTAGGCTACTTGCAGCTTCGACGCAGGCCGAAGTCGGTGGACAAGGACCACAGGCGGAGCAGGCTTATATCGAGTCTGTAATGAATCGTGCGCTATCCCGAGGCTACTCACTGACCAGGGCTATCCAAGACTCTAGGTACTATCCTCAATCGACTATGAGCCAACTCGGTCATGGCTACGGACCCGACATTCAAGGCCGTATCAACAACCTTGCCACCAACGCACTACAAGGATCAAACGTTAGTAACTTCGCTACTGGAAACGAGAGTGGTCGTAATCGCTCCGGCGATGCGAATATTGCATTCAATCCGGGAACTGGCGAACGTTTTGTGCATGAACTCAAAGACCTCAAGTGGATCAACAGCTTGGGCGCTTACACACCGCAGATGCGCGATGTAGGCACTACGCAGCCTCGCGGTCGTCAATATGCAATGCTCGATACAGGTATTAGGTCGGATGCGAGCCCTGAGCCGTACGAAGGTGCGCAGTATGCTGAAATCAACCCGAGCGAAATGTCAGACGCAAGCCCAGACGTTGGCGAAGAAGATCAGACTCCGTACCAGATGGCACAAGCACTATCCCCGCCTTCGCGAGGATTTGGTTTGAGTCAAACACTCTCTCAGCCGAATATCGAGACACAGAATCTGCAAGACTATGTGAAGAGCTTAAACCTGCCTGCATCGCCGGTGAACTTGCAACCTTCTTCGATTCCTGCTCAGGTTCCTAACTTTGCTGGCATGGCGCCTCCGTTCCATTCAGTCACGGTGACTGGTGCCGACGGCAATCCGCAGACGATCAACGTCATGGACGCAATGGTCGATCCTACGATTGGCATGTCTAAGGGCGCCTTCATGGCACCGGAGGCATTGGACAGGATGCGTCGAGGCTTGACACCGACGTATGAAGAGACGACGGCACCGAACTTCACAGACGAAGAACTGCATTCGATGTCGCATGAGGCCCAGAAGCTGTTCAGCAAACCCGGTATGCCATATGCGCGGCGACCACTGACCGCAGGCGAGATGGCTGCAATAGCCACTCTGGGACTGCCTATTCGTGCGGCTCAAGGCTTTTACCATGGAGCGGAAGAGGCTCAAAATACTGCTATGGACGTTGGAGGCAACCCGTACGCACATGGGCCAGTCGGTGACTTCAATGATACTGTAGGGTCGTCTGTCCCGACGCAGGATAGCACATGGCTTGGCAAGGCGCTTGGCATCGGGCCGATGGGCTATTCTTCTTTGCCAGAGGATCGAGCCGCAGCAGCCGCGACGGAAGCAGCTATGAATGTCGTAGGTGCAAGATTCCCGTCCGCTACGATGGAAACGCATGCACTCGGTATGGGTGGTGGTGGAAAATTCCGATACCCGATAGACCCTGAGACTGGACGATTTGTCCCGCATGATCTGCCTGTACGTCCAAGAGACCCCGAAACTGGACAGTTCCTTCCCGACGAAGCTATCGAAGCACCTCCTACACAGACTGTCGAACCTGGCAAGACCGGCCTGAGCCCCGTAGGTCAGCTACTTGCTGAACGTGAAGCTGCAAAGCCCGAACTGCCACCTGCACCGGAGGCAGCAGTAGCCCCTGAGCCCAAACTGCCGCCTGCGCCACAACTTGCGCCGCCCAAAAACCGCAGGATGGCTGGCACAAACCTTCGTGGGCTCGGACTCAATCCGCGAGCAGTAGCCGCTAGGAAGGCTGCTGAAGAAGCTGCTGCGGCTGCGAAGAGCCCCATCGACGAACTGAATGCACTGAAGGAGAAGCTGCCGGAACTGAGCGACATAAAGCCTGGGGCTCCTGGGTCTGTAGCACCTTTACCGCCTGCGGCAGCAACCGCGCCTAGGAAGGCACCGCGAGTTCCTATCGTAGCGAAGCCGGGCACTGTTGGTCCTGCTGCGCATGCACCTGCGCCCATCAATGCAGAAATCGTACCGCCTCCTGCACCGGCATGGCCGCCTCCTGGCTATGTCGAGGTAGACCCTGAAATGGTACGACAGTCGCAGTTGCAGCCTCCCCCTGCACCTACGCCTCCTGCTGCGCCAGCACCTACGTCCGTACCGACAACTCCCCGTGTGAGTCAAACACCGCCTGCACCCGCTGGGCCGCAAATTCCCCAAACGGCAGTCGGGAACGTTCCTATTCCAGACTATCCGGCGACTTCGTTCAGCCCTATCAGTTATGCACGTATGGCCGATGACCAGACCGCCCCGATCACGAGTTATTACAGAAAGTCAGGTGCAAGCTATGAAGCCCTCCAGAGACTCAAGGAGATTCTTCGGCTCCATACAGGAGGACAGGCATCTGCTATTGCAAGGGCAGCAGCAGAGAATGGCCATGCCCTAACTCCAGCTGTTAACTTCCACGTCGATACATCGTTGTCAGAGATTGCACGATATGCGAAGCACAACCCAGACTTTAATGACTATTTGCATGCAGGGGATACGCTTGATGAACTGCAAGCAATGCAGCGTAATCTATCCAATAGAAACAATCCACAACAGCAAGGGCTATTCTCTGGTTTGCCATCGACTACAAAGGCTGGCCCAATGACTCTGCACGGCTATACCGAAGCCGACTTGCAGAAATACATACGAGATGCAGAACAGCTAAACCCAGACTTCGCACGAGTCGGTGAATTGTATCGTGCGAACATACGAGAAACGCGGCGTGCCATGGCTGAAGGTGAATATGCAACCATGACAAGCAAGAACCATGCAGACGCGAATGCCCTCAATCCTAATGAGGTTCCGCAACACCGTCGAGACAGGAGCCGAGGGCGAGTCGATGCCGAAGGTCAGCCTATCAAGCGGCCTGATCCTATTGCGGCTGCGATTGATTTCATCCACAGAGCTATCCGTAAGCGACTGACCAATGAGGCTGTGGGTCAGACAATCCATGCCCTTCACAACAATCCTGGTAGTCGTGGCATGTTCAGGCCAATCACATCAGCAGAACTGAGGCAATCCCCTCATCTGCTCTCGCGTGTGGTGACGTTCAGGCGTCGCGGTCAGTACGAGCACTGGCTAGCAAATAGCCAAACAATGGCAGACCTACTCAAAATGGACCCGTACCATTTCGCATCTCATTCAGGTACGCACATGCTGGATGCTGCCAGACGCTTGCAAGTGGCTAACACCACCGGCTTGATGGCGCCTTGGTTTGCGAAGACCGATGCAGATCGCAACTGGCTCATTGGACAGATGACAGTAGGAGCCGCAAACAAAGGCATGGGGCCTGGACGGATAATTCCGAAAATGGTCATGGGCAGAAAACTTGGCTTCATTCCAGTTCCAGCGTTCCCCCGCAGACCGCCTAGCCGTTACGGAATAAGACAAACCCTGGGACTTACCGGCTTTCCGCTTGGACCTGGTACGTTGCCATGGGCGGCCGCGTCACAACTCGTTCCAAGACTGGCGAAGCATGCAGCATTCTCGCTTAATGCAACAAGCGGTCACTGGATGAGGCGTGCGTTTGGCAATAAGGTGGCAGATCATCTAGCTACAGTACTAGCCGGTGCGTACCATCGCAGCACCCTCGCTCAGCTAGAAGCTAGAGGTACGCACAGTGGCGGTTTGATGCGTGCCGGAGAGAATCGACAGTTACAGAACAGCTACATAGATCAGGCAATCGCGCGGTCGAAAGCGGCAATACCTGGATTGGACACATCACTCTCAGGTGCAAGAAATGTGATCAACGCAGTGCATAGCATGCCGCAGTTCGCGTACATACAGCGCAATCTGAAGCATGTAGCGCGGCAGATTAGGAAGGAGATGGGTCCAAACGCAACGCACGAACAGGTGATGGAAGAGACACTTAATCGCTTACATCTAGAAGCGAACGACATGGCAGGTGATCCGCTGATTACAGGACGTGCCTACACACCTAGCGGTAGCAAAATCAGGTACGATCCTGGAGCGCAAGTAACCGGCTTCAAGAGATTTGCAGCATTGACAGCCGGGAAAATTGCTGAACACGGGTGGGTAGGGCTTAATGAATTCTTGCGCCACATGGCTTCTTGGCACAACATGACGATGCAAGGTGCCAAGCGGTTTCCGGCTGCGTTTGTGAAGAACCCGACTGAGTTCCTGGCCAGGGCATTCACGTACGGCGCGGTCCCGTCTGCGCTTTCCTATTGGTACAACACCAGTTTGGGAACAGACCCGCAAGGCATTCCATACGTTGACCATATGATGAATGGTAGAACTGAGTACAGGAAAGCTATGTATCATTACTTGGGCATCAAGGGGCTTCCTGCTTGGATGGGTCTTGAGTACCCGTCATTTCAGGAACTCATACCGATGAAGATGATGGTAGAGGCCGGAATGGACCATCTATATGGAAAGAACATCTGGACCATGGGGCAGGATGCTCAGGCCGCACTAACATCAACCCTGGACAATGCAGTGCTTCCTCCATTGCATCCTCTGATGCAGGCTGTGTTTGAAGCTGCCGGCGTTGCAGCACCTGCAAACTATGGAGGGCTATGGCCGTTGAACAGGATGTTCGGCGGGATGCTTGGACAGAACACTGGAAATGTCGATCTTGGCGGTGAAGTGTACGTACGCAGAGGCGACAAGTACATTGACCAAAACCGACCTGTATCGCAAATAATGTCAAGCACGTTCAGAGCCATCGCTGCTGCCTCAGCCGATATGCTATTGGCAGGCTACGCTGCTGCCGCGCATACAGATGGCAGCCTGACAGATGCACTTGAGAATGCAGCTAAGGCGACAGGGAAGTTGGTCTTGAGACGCACGCCGGAGGTTGGAAACCTTTTGGGCTACGACAATCCTCTATCCAACAACACGCGCGTTACGGCTGAGATGATGGCTCGTCGAAATGCTGTTGATAGAATCAACAACTACTTCAATGCCTATGGCGTCACTGGAGTAGGTCATATCGGTCATGCCAAACCGATCAGTAAAAGCGGTGAGATGATGGCAACAGCAAAACTTGGTCAGCCTTTGCCACCAGAGCCAATGGGACTTAACGAGCCACCACCGACTAATCCGCTGTATCTAAAGTTCATCCAATTCCTGCACGCTCGTACGGAATCCGACTCGCTTGAGAAGGGCGGTATGGGCTATAAGTCACTCTGGAGGCGATACAATGATGCCGGTGCAGATGTGCGCACGCTGTTCAACATCGACCCAGGCAATCAGACGCAGTGGGAAGCACTACTCCAGACGCGTCCTTCAGCCGTGAGACTGCTACAGAACACAGGCGTGGACATGAAGAACCCCACAGCGGTAAGGAGCTATCTCGTTCATGAGCAACAACGTGCTGCGCGTGCAATAAATGATGCTATCACTAGCGTCGAACGCGACATGTCCAAAGCATACGGAAGGCCAATCAAGATAGAAGACCTCGATCCGTACAATGCACCGAACATGACAGATGCGGCCAATGCGCGATACATAGATCGCCTGCAACAGGGACAAGGACAAGGCCCATGAAAGACGAAGACTGGCAAGTCAAGATCACACGCTTCATGATCGAAGGCGGTACGCAGGGACGAAGGCAGTCCGACATCATCAAGAAAGCTGGCGGCAACATACGCGACGGTGATGTGATAGCCTTCCTGCGTACACTCGCCGCAGACAAAAAGGCCCAGAAGTTTATACTTCCGGGCCAGATCGCTCAATGGCGTGCTACTCGCGAGATTGAGAAGCTGCACTAAACCATGGGATTTTGCTCTAGGCAACGAAGATACGCTTCCCATCGCTTGGCGTCGTCCTTCTCGAATAGATCGGGCTGGCAACACGAGAAGTCCGGGCAGCATTCGTCGTCAATTAGATTGTGGTACGGTGCTCCCATGGCCCATTTCAGGGTTTGGGCCTTTACTCGTTCCTGATAGCTCATGGGGATTTCTTGAGCGCCGTCCGCAGCTGTTCGATCTCAGCCTCCAGCACAGCAATGTAGTCGATCTCAGCCTCCAGCGCAGCAATGTAGTCGATGAGCCTGTTGATGTTAGCGTCTGCATCCATCCTTCCTCTCCGTCTGTTTGACTCAAACGCCACAACCATGCCAATACAAGGTAGCGGCAGAATGTAGAGCTTGCGTGCGCTCCGATCCCAGAACGCACCAATCCACAAATCATACCAAGCGAAAATTGGTCTGATCGTCATAGCTCGATACTCTTCATGTTACTCCATCGGTGCAGACCCTTGGCGTCCTCGACAAACCGTTTCGTCTTCTCGTCCCAGCTTGTCGGGTATGAAATCTTGCAGTCTGCACCGATGGACAATGGTTCAGCCGGCCTCCGACCCCAAGCATCCTGAATGAGTAGCGGGCTCTCCGCGTACTTCTTCAGGATGCGCAAGGCCACTTTGGCATACTTCGTCTCAGCAATGCCAACCAGATTGTCATGTACATTGATGGCGACACGCGCATGACCCTTCGGCCAATCATCATCCTCCTCTGCCTGATACCATACCTGCACAACCTTATCCCCGATTGTGCTCTGGGGATAGAACGCCACAACCGACTTGGAGACTTCATCATCGACAGGCTGCAACACCCTGAACCTCCTTCCAAGTGCATTGAACAGCATTCGCTCCTTCTTGAATACCCTTTCCTCCTCCGCCCACCAGTCCTGCAACTCTGGCGTAATCTTGTGGTACAGCATGAATGCCCGTGCAGCAGTGTGATATGGTAGACCAGTCACTTCAGACAACTTGAACCGCTCCATGCGATAGTTCAGTCCATGCCGACAACGCTTCGATATGTAGCGCATCGTCGGATGGTTGTCTTCGTCCCAATCCTTTGTCGGCACCTGGGCATATGGCACACTGAACATCTCTGACGCCAGCGCACGATGACAGTCGTAGCTACCGTCACGCTTCGCCCTGGCAAACTGCTCCTTCCATTTCGGTATGTCCGCCCTGAACGACACCACCTGAGCCTCTGCCTGCGCTAGATCAAAGTATATGTATACGCATCCAGGATCAGCAATGAAGAATCCTCTGGCGCGCATCGGTTGGTTCTGAATGTTACCACCCTCTCCGTTGATTAACGCAGACGACGACAACCTTCCTGGTGCGTTCTGCACACCGAACTGCTTGAACTCGAACCTGAACCGACCATCCTTCGACTCCTTCGACTGCGCGTACGTGCCTCGGAACTTATCCTCAGTCTTGTACTTGTTGAGCGCAGCAAGCATCTCGCGCTCGACAGGCCGCGTCCTTGCATGCTTCATTATGTGATCGCGATTCGTCTTATCCGTTGACAGCCCAACACCATTCAGGCTGAGCCGTCCAAAGAACAGTTCACGTAACTGCTGCCATGATGCCGGATTGGGAAAGTACGTTGTGTCATCCACACACTCATGCACAAGCCGATGGAACTCACGCTCCAGATCGTCCACGTCCTTGTCGATCTCTTGTGCAATCGCCGCCTTGACCGTGGTGTCTACTAGCAACCCATGCACAGTCGCTTGGACCAAGTGTGGCTGCGCTCGCATCACATGATCGAAGAAGAACTTGTCCAGCTTCTGGTTCTTCAGTTCGAACTGTTCTCTCTCCGCGACAGCCCAGGTGATGGCGGCATCACGACAGTTGTAGACCCAAAACTCATTGATGTCTCCGCCCTCTTTCCAGTAGTCGCCCTCGTCTTTGTAATACGGATGATTCGTATATTGGGCAGTGAGATAACCAAGATTATGCGGAAGTTGCGGATAGAGAGTGTGATGCGCAAGCAGCGTGTCAAAGTATACATGAATGCGTAGCCAATCTCGAAGCCAGCACCAATACGCATCGAATCCTCCGTTCTGTGCGATGACCTTGTGTGAGTCAAACAGCTTCTGTATCCGCATCCATATCTCACACTCCTCACGAAGCGTAAACCGATTGCGGTCAGCATCTCTGAAGTTGATACATATGGCGCGATGCGCTTCGTTTGCCAACCCCATGCATGCTGTCTCGCCATTCAATCCTTCGATGTCAGCAGCTACCGGCTTGTCGCTGCGCATCAGATCGTCCATGAACATCATCACATCACGATACCCTGGATTGATGATTGCATCCACCTCATGTGGTTTGAACTTACCTGTGATGACCTTCCCAACCTTCTGCATATCCATCATGAACGTGATTTCAGACTTAGGCTCGTGCAGCAGATACGCTGGATTGTTGGCACAGATCGCCCTGCCATGCTTACCATTCGGCAAGTCAATATCAACAACAGACCCACGCCACGAGCCTATGCCTTCCTTGTTCAGGATGGCCGACAGCGCGTAGTTACCCAGCAGCACAACCGTTTTCAGGTTCGGCAACTGCGCCAGTTCCCACCTGAGCAACTCCTGCCACTGCGCAAGCTCGTCGCGATGCACCTTGAATGCGTCATTGCTTGATGCACTGATCTGACGTTTAATGACGTTGGTTGAATACACACCGCCTTGTGCTAGCCCATACCGTGCGACATGCTTCCACAGCAGTTGACCAGACTTACCTACAAACGGCGCATTCTTCCTGACCTCAACCTCACCCAGCCCTTCACCAATAAATGCAATCTCTGCATCCTCTGGACCGCTGGATATAGCTTTCGGCTCAAGCCCAAATCCCTGCGCTATTGCAACAAACTCCTCAGCTACACTCATTTGTCTTCCTCCAA